TAGCTGCAACATTTGCAGCTTTTTTCATACCATCATAATATTCTTTAGTTTCAAATGTACTTCTTGGTCCAGCTCCTTTGGCAGACATTCCAAACTCTCCAAACTTTTCAAAGTTTTGTTTAATAGAATTAGATGAGTATTCATCTAATACTTTATCTCCTGAACCTCTTAATGCTTTGATTCCTTTTCCTGCACCAATAATACCTAAATTAAATAAAGCACCTTCAGTACCAAACTTTAATCTATTTTTTAATTTTCTATATGCATCTTGTCTACCACTTTCTTTTTCTTCTTTATCCATCATAGTAATAGCATAAGGTTCTAGTGATGTACCTCTAGCCATATCAGCAAATGTACCTATATCTTCATCGGCTACCAATGCTTCTCCAATACCACCTCCAACTACACCACCTGCAGTAGGGCTCATAATTTTAGACCCTATCTTACCCATACTCATATACTTACTACCTTTTTTAGCTTGTAATGCTTTAGCAGCTAATTTAGATCCTATCTTATAACCTTGGACAGCAGGTATACCTATCTGTGTTAATGCTTGAGTAATTTTACCTATGGTTCTTGCTTCAGCTTCATCGTCAAAAGGATTGACATCATCAAACCATTGTTCCACACCTTTAGCAGTATTAGTATCTCCTACTAAATCAAATAGTTCTGCACCTAACGATACAAAACCTTTTGGTATATTCCAAAGACCTGTGGCTACACCAGCAAGTGCTGATTCAAAAAAGCCAACTTCTTCATCTTCTTTTTTCTTTTTAGATTCCTCTAAACTTAATGGAGTAATCGGCATTTATCCTCCTATATTAAAAACCTTCTTCACCTGGTAATAAGAATTTTTTTCCATCCCATTTACCAAAAAATTCTCCTCCGGGACCTTCTTTTTCAAAATAATAATATTGATTAGTTACTTCATCGCCAGTTGTTTGAGTAGGATCAGGATGTTTAGAAACTTTAGCTGGAGAAATACTATTGTCTGTCATAAATGTACTAACTTTTAATGCTATTCCTGGAGATGTTTCTTGACTTAAAGATTCATAAATTAATTTAATATTATCCATTCTATTTCTTCCAGCAGAAGCATTTTGAGATATTGTTTTTGCAGCTTCTGCTACAGTAGTGTTAGTTAATCTAGCTAATGCTTTTGCATTTTTTTCAAGTGATCCAGGTTCTAATTCTTTTAAAGCTGCTTGGAATCCTAATGTTTTAGCTTGTCTATCTGCTGCTCTTTCAGCTTCTTCTATTTTAGAAAAACCTTCTAATGCTGGTCCACCTGCTTTGCCTACAACTTCTCCTAAAGATTGTCCTCCAGGTTGTGCTAATATATTAGCACCAAATTTAGCAATTTCTAAATATCGTTGTCTATTTAATTCATCTTTGTCGCCACCAAGAGTTTCTTTAAACATATCCATATACTCTTGCATAACATCTTTATCAGATTTTTCTTGAAAATTGTTTAAACCTGTACCATCTCCACCTGTACCTGCGCCCGTACCAGTTCCTTCTGCTTTTTTTATTTTATTTTTTTCAATTTCAATTAATTCTTTAGCGTCTCTTTCTCTTCTATCTTTTGTACTTTCTGCGCTAGTATTAATACCAAAAAACTCTGCTACATCAGGATTAGCATCTTCATCTCTATCTGGATCATTTGGATCATATATTTCTGCATTATCTCCAAATATTCCTTTTTTAATTTCTTCAACATTTTTATTAGCTGATAAACCTGGGTTATAACCAAACAATCTACCTACTGTATTAATTGGAACATTAATAGCTGTGTCCATAATTGAAGAAGTAGCATCTAAACCTAAATTTCCTATTGTTTTTAAAACTGACCCAATTCCAGAATTATCTAGAAATGATTCTTCACTTCCTAGTCTTTGTCCTGCTATTTTTATTTGTTCTTCTAAAGTTGCATCGGGAAACTCTATCATTACTTGTTCAATAACTTTTTGTTTTACATCGTCTTTTGAAGTGCTTCCACCTTCTTCATATCCTACTCTACCACCATCTTCATAACCTAAACCAGAAGCGATCCCCGTTCCATAACTAGAAACCGGGCCACCTCTAAACATAGGTCTTCGTAAGATGTTACTCATTAGAATAAACCCTTAATAGCTCCACCTAATCCTGCAGCACCAATACCTAGTCCTAGTAATTGTTGTGTTGTGCTTGGAGGAGGAGTTGATTGAACTTGTGTTGCAGCTGGGAATCCACCAATTACTGATGCAAGTTGTGGACCAACTAAACCTAGTCTAGTGTAATCTGCAAACGCTGCTTCTCTAGCTGCTTCTTGTTGAGCTGCTAAATTAGCTTGTTCTAATTGTCTTTGTGTTCCACCTAATTGAGTTTGGTATGTACCTAATCCTTGTTGTGCTGCTAAATCTGTTGCTCTTCTTTGTGTAGCATCTTGAAAACCTTGTTGTAGTAATTGAGATTCTTGCATTGCTCTAGCCATATCAGCACTTGCTTGATACTCACCCATCATTGCAGCTTCTCTACCACCACCAAAAGCTCCTGCAGTTACTGCTTGATTTCTTAAAGCACCTAAACCTTTAGCTTGTTGTCTTTCCATTGATGCCAAAGACGCATCAATAACTTGTTGTTGATAAGGTGACATGTAAGACTGAATTGAACCAGCCCCGGTTCCCGCTCCTGTACCCGTTAGTTGACCAAGATTAGCCGCGGCTTGTGCTGCAGCTGTTTCTAAACCTGATTGGCCAGCAACGAATTGCGAACCGGTGTATGTAGAAGTAGGTAATGTTTGACCTAATAATCTTAAGCCTTCATTAGTTACACCTAGACCGGCGGCTTCTACAAAGGGTTCTCTATACTGTCTAGTTTCTGTTATTGCCATTAATATCCTTTAGTAGCTAATTTAGGTAATCCTCTTATTAAACCACCCTTACGAGCAGACACATCTCTATAATCGTCACCTCTAACTGCTTTTTTAATTTTTTTAGAAGTCTTACCCGATAGTTCAGGTTTAGAGATATTAATTTTTTTATTAAAACCTTTACCTGTAATTAAAGGTTTTTTCTTTTTTTCACCTTTAAGTAGAGTTGTATATTTTTTACCCTTATGAGTAAAAGTATCTTTACCAGATTTTTTAGCTAATTTAAAAGCTGCACCTTTTTCAGAAAGTTGTTTACTAGTATCTCCAACTCTAGCTCTTTCTCTATTAGACATTCTTTTTTGAGCTTTAGATCTTTCAGCTTTTGTTTCAGTAGAGTATTCTAATTTTCCTTTTTTCTTATCATCTCTAGTAGAAGTAAAAGTTTTTTTACCTTCTTTTTTTGCTTTATCAAATTGCTCTCCAAAAGTAGGAATATATTTTTTCCTTACTTTATCTACACCACTTCTTATTTTTTTTAGTATTGCCATTATACTCTTGCCTCCAAATTGTTCATTAAATTATACATTCTTTTCGCCCCTTTATTTACACTACCACCACCTGCTGCTCTGACAGCATCTGCTGTCATTACAAATTCATTTTTAGAAAGTCTAGCAGGAACATCGTCTGCTCTTTCTTTTTTACCAATAGGTATAAAACCTCCACCTCTCATATCCATTTCTTTACCACCTAAATTCATTATACCACCATCTTTAGCCATAGTTTTTTCTTCTTTTATTTTTTCTCTTCTTTTATATTCTTCGTAATCTTTAAACAACATATCTTTTGATCTTTGCTTATCTTCTTTTTGTCTCATATCTAAAAATTCTTCAAACGTAACACTTCCACCATCTTTCATTTCTGGTTTTTCTTTATCTAATATTTCTGTTTGTATAAATTCAAACTCTGGTTTTTCCATTTCTCCATTTCTATACATTTGTGGAGCATATAATTCATAAAACTCTCTTTTTCTGTCTTCAGGCATTAAACCATCCATATCATTGTACATTGCTTCTATAATAGCTCTCATTTCTGATTGACCTGGTTGTACTGTTACTTTTAATTTATCTACTAAAAATTCTTTTGGTTTTTCTTCTATGTTTGTAACGGCTTCTGTAATACCACCAAATCCACCGTCCGCGAATCTCATTATAGGAACAGGAGCAACATCTCCTTGTAACATACCTAAACCTTGTTTTGCGTAATCTAAACTATCTCCTAATGACATTCCTTCATCTTCATCACCACCTTTCATCATTTCTACAAATTCTTTCATAGACATTTGATCTTTATCATCATCCTTATCTATTTCTGCGTCTACTTCGGTAACTGACATAATTCCAGCCGATGGAGGAGCTTTTTTATTGATAGAAGTTTTTTTCTTTTTAACACTTTTACCATATCTATATCCTGCTCTACCACCATCTGCGTAACCATATTTATCTAACATTATATTAACATCATCTGAATCGTGGCCAGCGTTTATAAATATATCAAAGATAGCACTTCTTCTTGCACCTTTATCTTTTATTCCTTGTGAAAGTAAATCTGCATTATATTTTTCTAATGCATCTTTATCTAATTCTGCTTGTTTAATTGCAGCATCTGTACCAGCTTGTGCACCCATTGTTAAGTAAGGACTATCTTTTGCTTTTTGTGCAAGCGCTCTAGAACCTTTTCTTAATGTACCCATTATTCCTTGTGGATCAGGACCCGTAGGACCTGCAAATTGATCTAAAGCAGTAGGAGCTGCAGCTAATGCAGCTGTAACACCAATGTCTTTTAAATCTGCTTCATCGTCTGTAGCAAATTTAGTACCACCTGCAAGAATAGCTTTTTGAAAAGCAGGATTTAAAGTTGCAAATTTTGTGCCTGCTAAACCAGCTGGACCAAAAGCAGCTGCAATATAAGGTATAAAAGGACGTATTTCCTTCGGTATAATTTTTTTAACAAATTTTCTTGCTTTTTTAAATAATCCCATAGTTTACTAATTTACTCGGTTTTTCTTTAATAATCAATCGCTGATATTAAACCCAGCGCCAATTTTTATCTCTTCTACAGTCACATTTACGTCTCTTCTTATATGTTCTGGTTTAGTAGCTGTATTAGCGTCTTGAACGTCTGCCAAAGCTTCTGCATCTGACATATATTCTTGACCTGTTTCTGTGTTAGTTAATGTTACTTCTGTTTTAGGCGTAATTACTGGTACTCTTTGACCATTAATTGTTTCATACCTAACTGAAGCTTCTGTTTCAATAAACGGCATTATCTGTCCTCCCTGTTGATTTCTAATATTGATGTTACAACATGCAATCTATTTGCATCTGCAGCAGTGACTTGTAATACTTCATTTTCTTCCATAATTAAAGGTTCTGTTAATAATTGTTCTGTTGCATTACCTGCTATAGTTTTACTTTTAAATATAGTAAATTTATCAGCTGATGCTGGATCTCCATTAAATAAGTCTACTGTAATATTACTACCATTGTTTGTATCATCACAAACTAATATAGATTTTACAATGGCTCTAGAGTTTGATGGTACAGTATATAAAGTTGTAACTGTGTTGGTTGTTAAATCTAGTTTTGCGTTTTTATATATATTTGCCATTTATCCTAATCCGAACCATGTATATCTTTCAGAATCTTCTTTTAATTGAGTTAAGAAAGTAGAGTTTAATTGTTCAACCACTGTTGATAACGCTCTGTTAATTTGTCTTTGGTTATCTTCTGTATATTCTTTTTTAGGTTCTGGTAACCTTACCACTATCTTTGTCATTATCTTCTTCCATCTGGTTGCAGGTCTGCTTGAAACGTACCAAATCTCCAAGATTCATTAACACCTGTGTTTTCTATTTTAACAGCCGCATACCTTCCACGAGCTCTTGTGTCTACTTTAGTCGTAGTTGATGTAATTGTAAAGGGACTTAATGTAGTAGCTGTATTAGGATCCGCAGGATAGTCAGCTACTGAAATAGTTATTTGTGCATTTCCTACTAAATTTTTAAAATTAGGTAAAAATCTTCTCATTGCTAAAAAGTATTCTCCTATTCCTTGATCAGTTTGTAATGCAAAATCATAGGATTGAACAAAAGACGTAAGAGTAGTTGTGCTTCCATCTGGATTAACTTGATCATTCCCTGTTTCATGTTCAAAAAATACACTTTGACCCAATCCTGTTTGACCAATTACTGCAGGAAAATCACCTGTGTTAGAATCATTAAAAGCAGTAGCGTAAGGTCTTGGATAAATTAATGTATCAATCCATGCAGTTCTAATTGAATTACTATTAACTCCTGTATACCAATTACCCATCGGCACTTGTTGATTAGTTTGACCGTAGTTATAAACTACGTATCTATTATTAAAGTCCGATCCTGATGTTGGATACCACCAAGTAACTTCTGTAAATAGATTATTAATTCCTGCACAAACTTGTTGACCTTTTGTAGTATCAATATCGTCATAAACATAATCTTCAACACTACAAGGTAAAGTATTAACTGTACCATCAAAAGAGAAGAAACCATTATTTCCCATCCAATAAGCAACACCATCAATTTCAATAGCTGCATTTTTACCAATCAATCCACAGTTTGTACCAACTTGTTCGAAGCCAAATGTAAATGGTGCACCTACAAATTTCATTGTGTATAGTGCATTATCTGTCCATACTAGAATGTTTTCTTTGGCAACTAGAGCTCCCATAATTTTTGTACCGTCTTGAAGTCTTTGTGAACCTGCAGTGTTAACTGCAGTAATGGTATAATCATTTATATTTTCTTGTTCAGAAAACCTTATAAACATATCATCTTGTGTAGAAGGTGTACCAACAGTTGTTTCAGTTCCTAAATGAATTAAGTGACGTGTGGTTGGTGAAATTAAAGTTATTCTTGTTGCTGTTGGATTATTGGTAGTAGAAAAATCTGTAGTAGTAGTTGAAGCTCTAGTTGATAAACGAGCCGCGATTCCTGAATTCCAAGTAAATGTTTTACCATTAGCTATTGTTGCCACTAGTACTTGACCAAAATTACTTAATGACCATAAACCAGGTTCTAGTGTAACTGTTCCTGCTTGTACTGGATCACCCCATCCTGTAAATTCTGTGGCGTTGGTAACTGTATCTCCAGAACTGTGAGCTTGACCATTAGAAGTTCCTGTTGTTGCTGTTCCTAAAGCTCCTCTAGTAATACTTCGTAGTTCATTTCCAACAATAGAAGAGTAAGTTATTAATTCATTTCCTACAGCAACAGTTCCACCTGTTGCTGGAAAACCGGTTACTGAATTTAAAACAATTGCCGTACCTGTACCTCCGGTACCAGCGGTATCGGCAAATAAAGCTCCGTTTAAAGTTGTTGTTGCAGAACCTTGAACAGTTCCACCATATTGACCTACACCAAATCCATAACCATAAGTTTGATCTGCAGGACCTACATTTTCATATGGTATAATAGAAACACTTCCACCAGTTGCTGCACTTCCAACACTGGTAAAAGTTATAGTAAATGTATCTGCAGTTGGAGTTGATATAACTTGAAAAAGTTTATCTTCAAAATCACTAGCATTTAATCCTGTTCCACCAGGTAAGGTAACTGAATCTAATTTAATAATATCTCCATCTATTAATCCATGAGCACTAGTGGTTGTGATTGTAATTGTCGTAGTGCCATTAAAAGTAAAAGTAGCACCTGTAATTGTAGTTTTTAAAGGAGTAATATCATATAAACCACCTTCAAAATATATAAGTAAAAATTTGTCAGTACCCATTGCAACATACCTATTACCTTCAGTATCTACAAAAGCATGAAGTTGTCTGGTTACTCCTACAATAGATTGATTTAATAAAGATTGCCAACCACCAATTTTTTCTGGTAATCCATATCTAAATCTTACATTATCTGAATCTGTCCAACGACCTACCGCACCAACACTAGTATCTTGTTTGTCGATTCCAGGAGCGAATTTAATTTGTTGAAGAGCCATTTAATAGCTCCTATGCTGTATTTGTTTTTAACTGCCAGCCTTTATTTGTACCTGTATAAATAAGTGTAACTGACTGATTATTTGTTGTTAAATCTATTGAAGCAGCTGTTCCTTGAATTTTTTCTGATCCATTTGGTGCTACAACACATTTGTTTGTTGCAAAACCATTTGATGCTGACACATCCATAATAACTATTTCATC